CGCAAAGCGACGTGTTGTCGCGAAAAGAGGCGCGCGATCAGAAAGACGAGCGGCACATCTCGCCGCTGCAATTGACGGTGATCCGTCGTTGCCTTGATCTATGGTCCAACCCTGGCGACGTTGTCTATAGCCCATTTGCCGGCATTGGATCTGAACTTTACGTCGCACTGCAAATGGGCCGGAAGGCGATCGGCGCTGAACTGAAACGGACATATTACGATCAGGCAGTCGCGAACTGCATGGCAGCAGAATCATCGGCCGGTTCACAATCACTCCTTGAGCTGATGGGCGCGGCATGATCCACCCCTTCGACCTCATCGCCGCATGCGCGGCATACCTGTTCATCCTGGCTATCGTGCTGAAGTACGCGCCGTGACTCTCAACTGGGGCACCGTCTCCGCTCTTAATATCGTTCTGTGGCTCATCGTGTTCATCGGCTTTCTAATAGCGGACAGGCACCTCAACCGATGACCGACACGATCGCGCCCACGCCCCAGCGGCTCGCCAAGCACGCCGACTGGGAAACCCCCCAGTCCGACCGCAAGACCAAGCGGGATCATCACCGCATCATCTCCGTGGTTGAGGGCATGCACCGCCGCGGCTGGATCAACGACGAGCAGCGCGACGCCTTCGCACGGTGGTCACGCCAGCTCGAGCGAGCCGAACGCATCCACATGCCCATGTGCCAGTACGGCCGCCCGTTCGTCGGCGGTGCGGACAGCATGTGGGACCCCGTCGACATCAAGAACTCGGCCGTGATGAGCATCCGCGAGGCCTGCACCAGCATCGGCGTGCCCAATGAGATCAGGGCGCTGACCATGGCGGCGTTGACCGAGACGACGTTGGAAGCGATCGGAAGGGAGATCGACGGCACCGCCAACCAGGGCCGCGCCATCACGGCCGGCAAGACCCTGTTGCAGAGCGGCACCTATCGCCTCGCCCTGCATTACGGCTTCATTCGCGGCCCTTGACCGCTGACAGCGAATAAGGCACCACCGTGGCACACTGATGAAACTGTGACGGAGCCCGTACGCGAGACCTCGCCGGGCTCCGTTTCGTTTGGTGCTACGCAGTACGCAAGCACCCTACCCCATCGATCCTGAACAACCGCTGTACCGCGTACCTCATCACCGGAGGTCGCAGATGCACGCATCCCTGGCCGAGAACACCATCAAGCGGGTCGCGCTCGTTGCCGGCATCATCTCGCTCGTCTGCGGCGTCGCAATGTCGTTCGAGTACGGACGCGCCATGAGCTACACCCACGGCCTGCTTCTCGCCATGCTCGGCGTTGCCGGCGCCATCGCATTCTCCGGTGCCGACATGATGCGCGCTCGCGGTCGCCCGCTGGTGGCCGGCATCATCACAGCCGCTGGCATCCTCTGCCTGATCGGCGAGTACACCACCCACTTCGGCTACACGGTCGGATCTCGCGCCACCGACACCCAGCAGACAATGGTGCACAACGCCAACCTCGAAACCCTGCGCGAGAACCGCAAGAACGAGCAGGCCAACCTTGACATGTGGCGCAAGCAGCTGATCGAGCTGACCAACGCCAATGCCTGGGCTGCCAGTGTCAAGGCCGATGGACTTCGTTCCGAACTCGCCACGCTTAGCGAGCGCATCGAGGCCGAGCGCGCCGGGAAACGTGGTCGGGCCGCCGGCTGCAAGGCCGAGTGTGAAAAGCTCCAGAACGAGCGCAATGCCCTTGAGCGCCGCATCGCCATCATCGAGCAACAGGCCGACCTCACCAAGCGCATCGAAGCCACCCAGCGCATCCTCGATCAGAAGATTGACACGGTCGCGGCCACCGGCTACCGCAGCTCAAAGATCATCAACCAGAGCATCGGATTCGCTCAGATCAGCACCGGCGAAATCGAACCATCAGCCACCGCTGTGGGCTGGACTCAGATCATCCTCGGTGCCGTCATCGCGCTGTTCACGACGTTTCTGGCCCCGTTGCTGCTGCAGATCGCCATGCCCGACCTCGCCGGCCGGCAGGATCACGCGCAGAGCCAGTCCACCACCGATGCGCGCCACACCGTCGTCCGCGAACGTGATCCCCGTTACGACCATCTCATGGCCAAAGTCAGAGAGGCTGCCGCCTGATGTCTCAACCCAACAGCATCGAGCCCATCATCAACCAGACCGTCAGCAAGGTCAGGTAGCTCGGTGGCCACATCGTTGACCTCGCCGCGTTCGGGCTCATCCTCGCCGCTCTATCGCCCGCCTTTGGCCTGCAGATCCCTGGCGTCAAAGCGCTCGGGTGGACCGAACTCGCCTACGCAATGGGCGCCTACTATCTGTTCCGCAACCGGTTCTGAACAACGGTAACACATGACAGCCACAGCCAAACGCGGCCGAGGACGGCCACGCGGCTTCGTGATGTCGGAAGCTCACCGACTTAAAATCGCGAACTCGAACATCCTCAACGTTTTGCTCCAGCACGTTGAAGGAAAACGAGAAATGTCGCCGACGCAGGTATCTGCAGGTCTCGGGTTGCTCAAGAAAGTCCTCCCCGACCTGCAGACAGTCGAACACAAGGGTGACCCCGACAACCCTGTGCAGACTGTCAATCGGGTTGAGTTGGTGGCGCCAACACATGGCAACCGCTCGGATTGAGCTGCCGCCGAAACTGATCAACCTGTTCACTGGAGTGGCGGACGTCCGCGGTGCGTTTGGTGGTCGCGGTTCTGCAAAGACGCGATCATTCGCCAAGATGACCGCGATCCGCGCCTACATGTGGGACATGGCGGGCCGCGAGGGGATCATCCTGTGTGGTCGCCAGTTCATGAACTCGCTGGACGACTCGTCCCTCGAGGAAGTGAAGGCAGCCATCCGGTCCGAGCCGTGGCTCCATGCGTCGTTCGACATTGGCGAAAAATACATCCGGACCAAGTCGGGTCAGATCTCATACAAGTTTGCCGGACTTGATAGGTCGCTGGACAGCATCAAGTCGAAGTCGCGCATTCTGCTGTGTTGGGTCGACGAGGCTGAGCCCGTCACCGAAGAAGCGTGGGTCAAACTGATCCCGACCTTGCGCGAAGAAGACAGCGAGCTGTGGGTTACATGGAATCCCGAGAGCAAGCGCAGCGCCACGCACAGGCGGTTTCGCGACGCTCCGCCAGATCCGCGCGTGAAGGTCTGCGAGATCAATTGGCGGGACAATCCGTGGTTCCCGGAGGTCCTGGAGCGCACGCGCCGTCGCGACAAGGCGGCCCGCCCACATCAATACGATCACATTTGGGAGGGCGCGTTCGCGACGGTGTTCGAAGGCGCCTACTATGTGCAAGAGCTGATTGCCGTCCGAGAGACGAACCGCATTCGAGACGTATGGGTGGACCCGATGTTGCCCGTGCACACGGCATGGGATCTCGGCATAGGCGATAGCACGGCGATCTGGTTCTTCCAGATCATCGGGCGCGAGATCCGCTTGATCGACTTTGTCGAGGACCACGGCAAGAGCCTGCCGCATTACGTGGGGCTGCTGGCAGCCAAGGGGTACGCCTACGGCGACGATTGGGTGCCCCACGACGCCAAGGTGCGTGAGCTAGGAACGGGGAGAACTCGGGTTGAGACGCTGCAGAGCCTGGGGCGCAAGCCGCGCCTGGTTCCCCATCACACGCTGATGGACGGCATCAACGCAGTCCGCCAGACCCTGCCGTTTTGCTGGTTTGACAAGACACGCACCGAGTACGGCCTCGACGCGCTGCGGCAGTATCGCAGTGAATACGACGAGGACGCGCTGGTGTTCGACGACAAGCCGCGCCACGACTGGACCAGCCACGCAGCCGATGCCTTTCGCTACATGGCGATGGCCTGGAAAGAGTACACGGCGCCCGCCGAGCAGAAGCCCAAGGCCGAACACGTTGTGTTCGAGGTCCGAGAAGACGGCCGCATTCACAGCAACATGAGCGTCAAGGACATCATTGAAATGAAACGCCGCAAGAGGCTGGCCGCGAATGGCTAACGCAGACGGCGGCCAGATGATCGTATCGGAGCGCGATGCCCTCGAAGCGGGCATGGAGCCCGTCGATATTTGGTTGGCGCAGATCCAGAAGGCCAAGGACGATGAGTCCGCGTGGCGCAAGGAGGCGACCAACGCCCTTGAGATCTACGAAGGCGGCGAGACGGGAACGGGCAAGACGGCGCAGCGCATCTCGTTCAACATCTATCACTCGAACATTGAGACGATGATCCCAGCGGCGTACAATTCCACGCCGATCCCGGACATTCGCCGTCGCTACGATGACCCCGACCCCATTTCCAAGATGGGTGTCGACATCATCAAGAGATCGCTCGGTTACGCTGTCGATCAGTACGATTTTGACAACACCATGCGCAGCATGACTCGAGCCGCGCTTGTTGTCGGCCGCGGCGTAGTCCGCATCCGATACAAGCCGCAGTGGCGCCAAGCTCAAGACCCAATGACCGGCGAAACGGTCGAGGAGAAGGGCTACGAAGAAGTGGCGTGCGAGCTGGTGCCTTGGGATCGGTTCATTCGCGGCCCAGCCCGCACATGGGACACGGTGCCGTGGATTGCTTTTGAGCACGATCTGACGAAAGAGGAGATCGAAAACCTCACCGGTCAGCCCAACGATCCGGGCGACGATGAGGTGCCGCTAAGCGGCGAAGCGCGCGGGGAAAAGAAGGATCTCAATGCCAAGCCTGAAGCCGGCATCTTCAAGACCGGCAAGGTCTATGAGATATGGGATCGCCGCCGAGCCTTGGTGATCTTCATTTCTGATCAAAAGGCCAGCAAGCCGCTCAGGGTTGAGCCTGACCCGCTGCAAATGCCGGGCTTTTTTCCTGTGCCGCGCCCGCTGCAGCCGGTGATGCGTGAGACAAGCCTGACGCCCATCTGCCCGTACACGATCTACGCCCCGCTGATTGAGGAGCTGGATGCAGTCACCAAGCGCATCACGCGCCTGGTCAAACAGCTGCGAGTCCGCGGCATCTACGATGCAGAGCTAAAGGCTGATCTGAGCCGGCTGCAAGACGCGGAAGACGGCACATACCTGCCAGCAACCGACAGCACGCGGTTTGCGCAGGGCTCGGGCGGGCTGGAAAAGGCCATCGCCCACATGCCGATGGAGCCGACGGTGCTGGCCCTGCGTGAGCTGTACCAGCAGCGCGATGCCATCAAACAGACAATCTACGAGGTGACCGGACTGGCCGACATCGTGCGCGGCGCCAGCAAAGCGAGCGAAACGGCCACGGCGCAGCAGATCAAAGCTCAATATGCGGGGCTGCGCATTCAGCATTTGCAGAAGGAAGTGGCTCGCGTCGCCCGTGATCTGTTCCGCATGAAGGCGGCCGTGTTCTGCCGGCATTTTAGCGCCGAAAATCTCTCGATCATGACGGGCCTCAAGATGGAACCGCAGGTTGAGGAGCTGTTGCGCTCTGATGCCATGCGGTCGTATCGAATCGACATTGAAACGGACTCGACCATTCGCGGCGATGTGACTCGCAATCTCGATCAAATGTCGCAGTTCATCCAAGGCACAGCCCAATTTGCCCAAGCGGTTGGCGGGATGGTGCAGACCGTGCCGGCGCTGCTGCCGATGTTCACGGAGGTCTACGCGTCGTTCGCGCGCAAGTTCGATCTCGGCAAGCAAGCCGAGGACGCGCTCGACCAGATCCCGCAGCTCGTCCAGCAATGGCAACAGCAGCAGCAACAGCAGGCGCAGCAGAACCCGGAGATGATGAAGGCGCAGATGGAGGCTGAGGCGCGTCAGCAGGAACTGGGCATGAAAAAGGAGCTGCATGGTATGGACATGCAAGCCAAGCAGATGGAGCTTGGCGTCAGGCAGCAGACCGCTCAAATCGACATGGCGATGAGCCAGCAGAAAGCGCAAGCCGACATGCAGAAAACCGCGTTCGGTCTGCAGGCAGCGCAGCAAAAGGCAATGATGCCAAATGGAGCGGGGCGCGCATGAGAGGCACATTCGTTTGGCGTGACGGCCAATTCGTGGAAAAGCGCACCGGCGAGCCGTTGAGCACGAAAGTTGACCGCATCTGCCGGCCGTATGTCATGCGGGACATCCCTGAGTACGCCTCGCCCATTGACGGCAAGCCGATCACATCTAGGTCGCACCGTCGCGAGGATCTGGCACGCAACGACTGTGTCGAGGTTGAGCCGCGAAAACGGCCGCGCGGATTCAAAAACAAGCGGTTCTGCGAGAAGCGCGGACTGCCATTCGGCCTGAACGAGTAAGAACCCATGGACCAGCTTGCGGACGCCACCGTTTCGGCAGAGCCCGAGACGACGCCACCCCCTGCCCAAGACGCCCCCAAATCTGAGCCTGCGGCCAAGCCAGAGCCGGCCGAAGCGGCTGCGGAAAAGACGAACGAGCGCTCGCCTGAGGAAAAACTCGACGACGAGCTCCGCAAGACGTTCCGCAAGCTCAACAAGCCTCGCGATGATAGCGGCCGGTATGCCCCCAAGGACGGCAAGCCGGCACTGAAAGACAACGCCCCCAATCTTGCCGAGGGGCAGACCGATGACCAGAAGCCCTCTGCGGAAGGGAAACCGGAACAGCCCAAAGCGCCGGCCATTCCTGCTCCGCAATCCTGGTCGGCTGACGCGAAAGCCAAATGGGCGCAGCTGCCTCCCGATGTGCAACAGATCGTTGCCCGCCGTGAGGTCGAAGCGCACACGGCCATTTCCGAGCTGGGGGCAAAGGCCAAGGCGTACGACTCGGTTCATGAAGTCATCGCACCTCACATGGATCGCATTCGACAGGCCAACGAGCATCCCGCAACGTACGTTAGGAACCTGTTCGTTGCGGATCAAATGCTCGAGCGCGACGCGGTGGGCTTCATCAAGTACATCGCGCAGCAAAAGGGTATCGACCTTGCGTCACTGTCAGATCCGTTTGCCCAGCAGGACCCACAAACCAGCCAATGGGAAGCGCGCAACCACGCTCTCCAAGCTGAAATCGTGGCGTTGAAGCAGCAGCTGGATCAGATCGGCCACAAGGTCATCGGCCGCGAGCAGGCCGAGCAACAGTCCCAGCTCAACCATTACGTCAAGATGATCAACGACTTTGCTGCCACGAAGGCGGACTGGTCGGAGATTGGCGCGCAGACGATGGCTTTTTCCATTCGTCAGGTGCAGGCTGATAACCCCGACCTTCCTCCGCAGGACGTGATCCAACAGGCTTATGACCGCGCCAGGTGGGCAAACCCCGCCACGCGGCAAAAGCTGTTGGCCGAGCAGCAAGCGGAAGCCGAAGCCAAGCGCCTGGATGCGGCCAAGAAGGCCGCCAGCCAGGCTAGGCGGGCCGGCGCAATCAACGTCAACGGAAGCACAATGCCGGCGGCTGCGCGCGCGTCACTCGATGACGATCTGCGCGCGATCTGGCGGCGCAACCACGCAAACTAAGGATAGCACCCAATGCCATCGCCGAATGCAACCTTTACCGAAATGGTCACGACGACCATGCGCAACCAGCACAAGAAGGTCGTCGACAACGTCACCCGCAACAACGGCTTGCTCACGGTCCTCAAGGAACGTGGCAACATCCAGACCGAAGGCGGCGGCTACGAGATCAGTCGGCCGCTCAGCTACGCCGAGAACGCAACGTATCAGCGTTACTCGGGCTACGATACGTTGAACATTGGCGCCTCCGATGTGCTGAGCGCGGCGAAGTACGACTGGGCGCAGGCTGCGCTGCACGTTACGGCATCGGGTCGCGAGCTGCGCATGAACAGCTCCGAGGAAGCGATGATCAAGCTCGTCAAGGCGCGCACCGACGTCGCCATGGCGACGGCCGCCAACAACATGAGCGTCGACATTTACTCCGACGGCGCGCTGTCGAACCAGATGGGTGGTCTGGCGCAGATCATCACCGCAGACGGAACTGGCACGGTCGGCGGCATCAATGCCAGCACCTACACGTTCTGGAAGAACAAGTTCGGTGAAATCGCGGCCGGCGGCGGCTCGGCGATCACGTTCGCCAACTTGAAGTTGGCCATGAACACGCAGTGGCTGTCGCAGACGCGTGGCAATGACAAGCCGGACCTCATCGTGTTTTCGCACGATCTGTACTCGATCTACGAGGGCGGCCTGCAGGACCTCCAGCGCTACAGCGATTCCAAGATGGCGTCGGCCGGCTTTGAGGCGCTGAAATACAAGACGTCGTCGGTGATTTTCGACGACAACACGAATTACGGCACCACGGCTGAACTCGGCTACTTCCTCAACACCAAGTACCTCTATCTCATTGAGCACGAGGACGCGAAGTGGACGGAGGACGACGAGAAGGTGCCGACCAACCAGGATGCCGTTCTGGTGCCCATTTACTGGATGGGCCAGATGGTGTGCACAAACCGGTCCCTGCAGGGCCGCATCCACGACCTGACGTAATCACGGAGATCACAGCTCATGACCAGTGCAACCACGGGGTGGCACCTTACCAATCCGTTCTCGTCCACTACGGACGGGCGGATGTTCGGCCTCGGCGACGTCATCACCGACCACAACGGCAAGACGTACATCTTCGTCAAGGCCACGGCGGCAATCGCGCAGTACGACGTCATCACGTTCGACGAGACGCACTCGGGCGTTGTGGCGCCGCTGTCGACGTCCAACGATGCTCGCGGCGACCGTGCCGCGGTTGCGCCCTTCGCATTCGCGTCAGGCGAATATGGATGGGTGCAGATCTACGGTGCCTGCACCATGAACGTGCTGGCATCGTGCGCGGCCAACGTGCGCCTCAACACCACGGGCACTGCCGGGTCTCTGGATGACGACGGCACTGCCGGCGCGATGCAGGTCGAGGGCATCTTCCTCACCGCGGCGCGCGGCGGCACAAACGGCTCAGCTGCGGGCATCCTGAACTGGCCCATGATCAGCGTAACGCTCTAACCGAGGCAATGGGGCGGGGGATGGCTCCCGCCCCAACCTTTGAGGACATCAGATGTCGGCGAAGATCAATATCCGCATCATCAAGTTTTGGACCGCATACCCCAAGCGGCCGGACGGGACGATTCAGCCCGTCGACATGGTCGAGTATTGTGCGCCCGGCATGGCGCAGCGCGCAACCGTAGTGGCTCGGGTGTCGGAGCTGTCGCGCGTGCGCGCGGACGTCAGCAGCGAGGACATCGCCGGCCGGATGGCGCGCGACCGCTGGGAGGCAATCAAAGCGGCGTACGAACGCTGGAAAAGCGGCCAGGAGATGCCGACCACCGGCACGCCGCTGGCGGCATGGCCCGGCATTACGCCTGAGCAGGCAGAGGTTTTGCGCAATTTCGGGCTCAAGAGTGTTGAGGACATCGCGCAGAGCCCGGACAGCGTCATCGATCGCGTGCCGCTTCCTGGCAGCCGCATGATCAAGGAGAACGCCGTGCGGTTCCTGGCCGCGCGCGACCAGTCCGCCATGGCGGCCGAGATGGCCAAGCGCGATGCCGAGGTGGACGACCTGCGAAGCCAGCTCGAGGAAATGCGCCAGATCGTGCTGGCGCAGAGCGCCAAAGGTGCCGACGATTTGGAGCCGGACGGCTCCGAGCGCCCCAAGCGCCGCGGACGCCCGCCCAAGGCTGAAACGGAGGCGGCTGCGTGAGCCTGCTGACCATCTGCCAGAACGCAGCCAAGCGGTTGGGCGTCCCCGTGCCGTCGCTGGTCGTGGGCTCGTCCGACACGACCGTTCTGCAGATGCTCGGCCTTGCCCAGCAGGAGGGGAAGGAGCTGGCCAACCGCCATCCATGGCAGCGGCTGGTGAAGGAAAAAACATTTATTGCCACGGCCACTGCCGTGCAGTCTGGTGCGATCCCTGACGACGTCGACCGCATGGTGAATGGGTCGTTCTGGAATCGCACGCGCGACAACTACATCACGGGGCCAATCTCGCCGCAGGATTGGCAGGCGATTCAGGCGACCGTGGCGCCGAACGTGGTCGAGGCGTTCCGCATGCGCGGCAACGACATGCTCATCACGCCAACGCCGACAGCGGGCGACTTGTACGCCTATGAATACGTTTCGATGTACTGGGTTAGCAGCGCTAGCGGACCAGCGGCAACACAAGATGAGTTTGCGACCGACACTGACGTATCCGTGCTGAGCGAGGAAGTCATCACGCTCGGGCTGGTGTGGCGCTTCATGCGGGCCAAGGGGTTTGACTATTCGGAGGCGTTCCGCAGCTACGAGCTGGCCGTCAAGCGCCGCATCGATCGCGACGGGGCTGCGCCAACCATCATGATGGGCGGGCCTGCGGATTTGCGCCGCGCGCCGCGCGCCCTGCCCCCTGACGGCAACTGGGATTTGTAATGCTCCAGCCGTTTCGGCCCAACCCCAAGCAGAAAGCTGTGGTTCGCCCGGCCATCGTGCCGGCGCCGGTCGAGGGCTACGACGCATCGTCCGCGCTCGCGGCTATGAGCGTCAAGCGCGCGGTGCAGCTGAAGAACTGGTTTCCGCAGCCGGGCTACGTCGAGGTGCGGCGCGGCTATCGGTATCACTCGTGGGACATCGAGTCCGACACGACGCCCGTTCAGACCCTCATGGTCTGGCAGGGGCCCGCGTCGTCCAAGATGTTTGCGGCTGGCGGCGGAAAGATTTGGGACGTCACGGCAAACGCGGCGGCAACGTCGGTCGTGACGAGCCTCAATAGCAATCGCTGGCAGTGGGTCAACATGACGACCGCGGCCGGCGCGTTCCTGTTCATCGTGAACGGCACGGACGCGCCGCGGCACTATAACGGAACGAGTTGGGCAACGCCGTCCATCACGGGCATCACGGCTTCCGACGTGATCCATGTGAACGTGCACAAAAAACGGTTGTGGTTCACGCTCAAGGACTCGACGAAGGCGGCGTATCTGGCAACCGACGCAGTCGCTGGCGCAGCGACCGAGTTCAACCTTGGCGCCAACTTCAAGAAGGGCGGCCACCTCGTCGGCATGGCCACATGGACGCGTGACGGCGGATCGGGCTCGGATGACTACGCGGTGTTTCTATCCTCGCGTGGGCAAGTGGCGGTGTACCAGGGGACAGACCCTGCCAGCAGTACCACGTGGGGCCTTGTTGGTGTGTTCGATGTGCCAACCCCGATCGGTCGGCGGTGTTTTCACACGTACGGCGCGGACGTCCTGCTGGTCACGCTTGAGGGCGTGTTTCCGCTGTCGCAGATTTTGAGCCTCGACAGCTCGCAGGCGGGCCGGCGCGCGATCACGGAGAACATCTCGAACGCGATCAACGAGGCGGCGCGCCTGTACGGATCATTGTTTGGCTGGGAGCTGTGCACCTACGCCAAAGGCACGCGGCTGATCCTAAACGTGCCGACAGCGGAAAACGTGGCGGCCAAGCAGTATGTCATGAATACTTTGACTGGTGCGTGGTGCGAGTTTGATGCGCACAACGCCAACGCATGGGTGGTGCTCAACGACAACCTGTATTTTGCCGGCTCGGCAGATGGATGCGTGTACCGCGCGGACACGGGCTCGGCCGACATTGACAGGCCGATAACGGCAATCGGTCAAACGGCGTATCAGCCATTTGGGAATGCCGGCACGAACAAGCGCTTTTCGATGCTGCAGAGCCTGACGACGGCGAGCGGATCGTTGCGGCCCCGCCTTGGCATGAGTACGGATTTTTCCGAAACGTCGGTCCTGTCGGTTCAATCGAGCAACTCAGCCGCCAGCGTCACGGCAGTATGGGACGGCGCGGTGTGGGATCAATCGACGTGGCCTACGGAGGGCAGCCAAGTCAACGATTGGGTTAGCACGCCCGCGATAGGTCGGTTTGGCTCGATCAAGTTCTACGCGCAAACCGGCATTCTGTCGGGTGGTTCGGCGTGGGGCGTGAGCTTGTGGGGCTCAAGCCTGTGGGGCTCGCAAGGCGCCAGTGATCAGACGCTACGCATCAACGGGTTTGTCGTGCTGGCTGAGGCGGGCGGCTACCTGTGAAGGTGCTGCGCGGGCATGACCGGACGGTTGCGCAATGGGTTGAAGCAAGGATGGACGGCCGCTGTGTGTTTCCGCACGCGGCGCTCGGCATCATTGATGACAATGGCGTGCTGCGGGGCGGCTTTGTGCTCGCGTTTCACACACCGACGACGGCGGACCTCACGCTTTATGCGCCGCTCGCGCTGACTCACGGTGTGATGCGAAGGTTTTTTCGGTGGTGCTTTTTGGAGTGTGGCGTGCGGCGGCTTCAGATCGCGACGACGCCCAGCAATAAGGTGATCAAGCGTGGTGCCCCGAAGATGGGGTTTAAGTTTGACGGCGTGGCAAAGGACTACTACGGCGTGGGTGTCGACGCGTTGAGATACGCCATGATGGCAGATGACTGCAGGTGGATCAGGGCTCATGGGATCGCTTTTCAAACAGCCGAAGCCGCCCGCGCCGCTTGACGTGGGATCGGTGTCGCAGCAGGCGCGCACGCAGAACACAGGCAATGCGTTTCAGCAGGCTGCGTTCAACCGCGTCAATCAATCGGACCCGTTCGGCAAC